GGAGAGATTGTAATATCTTCCAACGCTTCAATCACTCTAGCGTTACCAAGAGATGTGAAGGTTATTAAAAATAGTATTAGTAAATTAAGTAATGCTTTCATATTAAAATGCTCCTGTAGATTTAACTAAGAATCTTTCTTTTGTTTCGTTGTATAAAAATGTAATTATGTTTGGAAACTTAAGCGGTAAGCCTCCGTTCCCTTGGAATCCGTACTGCCCATCTAACTCCAGAAGATTGTGATAGTTAGCAGCATCATCACATTCAACTACAATTTCCATCCCATCTTGAAATAATGCAGGATCTGTTCCGAAAGGAGTTGTAGATAATGCTAAAATTCCACCGCTTGATTTTACTCTAACGTGTTGTCTTGAAGTTAAAACAATTACAATTTCTCCTGCAGCACCTAAAGTCTGAACAGCACTAGGAGTATAACCTACACTAGCAGCAAGAGCAGCAGCGGCACTAGCGGCAGCATCAACGGCACTCGCAGCGGCAGCAGTTTCACTAACACCTGCGGCTGTCTCACTATTTGAAGCGGCTAAAGCACTTGCAGCAGCGGCAGCAACATTTGCAGCAATAGTTGAAGATGATATTCCAAACTCAAAACCAGTACCGGCACTATTAACTTGTAGAATAGCTTCACCATTAGAAGCTACACCTTCAGGGAGTTGAGCATCGAAAAGAGTCTCATCATCTGTATCACTAATTCTTAATGATCCTAAACTTAGAAAGGTTAAACGTTGAACAGCACCAAGAATAAAATCAAGAGCATCTTCAAAACGTTTAAGAGTAAAACTATTCTTATTTCTAAACTCATAAACCTGAGTCGGAGTATCGTTAGCTAGTAATAAATATATTGTATAATCGGTGGTTAGGTTAGCGACTAAATTTACAGTACCGCCTCCACCTGTGTTAAGTGTAACTGAACTTAGATAAACTAAATCATTACCTCTAACTCTTTCAACTTCAACACCTGTGTCATCAAGAACAACAACTAAGAGTTGAGTTTTAGCTTCAACTTTAAAATCAAAAGTATAAGCGGAGGTAGCACCGTTACCAGTGTATGATTCTTTAGGTGCATAGGTAGTACGTGACATATCTTAATCCTTAGTTTTTATTTTATTTGCTACAAAGTCTTTAACCTGCTTAACAGTTGTAAAGCCTTCAAATAGTTCTTCATTCTCTACGATGTTTGTCAACTTCTCGTTATTTCCTGAAAGTTCTATTGCTGCGTAGTCATCTAATCCAAATCTGTGTGCGCCGTATAGTGTCTTAATGTTAACGTCAACTCTATAAGCTGCCAATCCCTTAGCGTTGTTTTCTAAAGACCATTTCATAGCCTTTTCTTGTTGACTTATATCCTTGGTTACTCTCCCGTTATCGGTAAGATCAAGATCAGGAGCCTGTTCGGCAATTTCATCCCATCTCTGCTCTGTGAATTGATACACTCCTGCAGCCCCTGTAACGCTGTCTACAGTGTTCCATTCGCTTTTAGGTATATTTTCAAGGGCATCTTCAGGGACGATGTTAGACTGAGATTGAGGAGGTACAATATCCTTTTGAATCTGCTTTAAGTCTTTTATAAATTCTTGTTGACTTTCTACATCTTTGTTTTCTTCAATAAACTGACCAATATTCTCTCCTAGTTCAGCTAATTGACCACCAAGGAAACCTACTGCAGCACCTGATATATCGATTGCTCCTGACATGATTCCTTTAAGTACAGGATAAGTTTTCTTAGCAGGAGATTGAGTCAATATTCCCATAGTATTTACTAAAGCTTTCTCTTTCTTCTTCGATAAACTTCTAAAGTGAATCATATCATTGATAGCTAAGGTAGCCATTGCAACATCTGACAATGCTCTATCGATCCAATTGTTAACACTCTTCTTTCTCGATTTACTTTCTAAAGCAAACTGAACATCTCTAGCGATAGGTACTGATCCTACACCTACACTTATCGGAGCTTTCACACCGTAAGATATAGAGTCACCCATCCACTCTATAAGACTGTCGAAGTCATTAACTTTTCCTAATTCACTTATCGGAGTTTCTTCATCATATAAGCTATCGGTGTACATTTTGTTCATCATGTAGATAGTCATTAATGCTGATCCATCTCTTGCTGCACCTTTAATATCACCTTCTTTAATTGCGTTTCTAATTTTACGAACTTGAGAAGTACCAGTATTTAATTGAGAACGAACATCAGTATAGAATCTAGTGAAGAGTCTCATGATTGCGATTTTCTCTACAGCAGATTTATCAATGTTAGCACTTGTAGTAAGAGCAAGATCTGAAATCTGCTTTACGTATTTCTTGGCAGCTATATCAATTTGAACAGGAGTCATACTTGCTAACTTCTTTTGATCAAAGTTCTTAACATCACCGTTTACGAATTGAGAATATGAAGCTAATGAAACAGCAGCTTTCAATTGAATATCAACTTTCTGAAGTCCCATCATAGACACTTCTCTAAACTTATCTCTCCATTGCTTAACTGAGCGAAACTTACCTGCATTATCAGTCTTATCGATAAAGTCGTATGTACTTGTAGTAAGTGTATCGTCAATGTTATCTCTACCTGTAGCTAGGTCAGGATTAATTTCTACAGCACTTTGAAAGAAGGCTTCATAATCTCCTACACTTTTTATCGCTTGACCTAGAGCTTTTCTAAGATAGGTAGCTCCTTTCGGTCCCATTCTAAGAGTAGCAGTACCAAGAGAAAGAGGCTGCATGGCTACTGATTTAATATTGAAACCTAGAGCATTAATCGCAAAACCTTGTTCAAAATATTTATAAACTTCAAAAGCTCCTCTATGCTCTTTACTGAATACTGAAGATGTACGGTCATTATCAACTTTACCTACAGTTTCAATGATTCCATTAATAACAGTTTCATACTTAGCTTCACCTACAGTAGCTATCATTCCCTTCTTGAGGAATTGATTCTTGGCAAGTTTAAGAGTGTCCATTCCCGCTTCGCGATAAGCAACGTCGTGAATATGTTCTTCAAAGCCTTGAAGTAAATTTGTAAAGTCAGTATCTAATTCTCTGCTCGAACCTGAACGATCTATTAAACGTCCCTGATCAGTTTGTTCCGCAGCTCTCAAGGCACTGTATAACTTTCTATCGTCCTTGCCTCCGAACATAGAGTTATCAATGTCACCATGAATATCTAAGAATCTATCTATCTTTTCATCGATAGTAGTATTCAGATAATTCATAGGGACGTATCCACCATCGAGAACTTTACCTTTATGTTGAATAGGTACACCTTTAACCATTGTTGGTTCAACACCTGTAGTTCTTTTATGAAGTGCTTTAGCTTCTTCTTCAAAGCTTTTAAATATGTTAGTGAAGTTTTGAACTAAGTTAGCATCTTGCTCTGTCAGGTGCTCATCTAATACTGCTCTCACAGTTTCAATAGTCATCGGCTCACCTGTAACTTTATGCTTAAAGTTTCCTATACGGTCACGTCCTGAAGAATCTCCTGTGTAAGCCAAGAGCATCCATAAATCTGATCTAACCATAGTTCCGAAACCTAGTGCCTCGTAACCTTCAAATTGTTTTATATCTACGAAGTCATTAAAAGCTGCTTTAAACTTTTCACTTCCGTATATATCAGCAATCTTTTTAATCTGTTTAGTTACGTTAGAAAGTCTTTCTCTTTTAAAAGTCTCAGCTCTAACTAAAGGTTCAGCTAGTAGGTTATACATGGAACCACCTAGATGTTCTTTATCCAGTTCCGTCAATACGTTCTTAAAATTAGTGAATGCTGCCTTACCTACTGAGAATTTATCCTTCATCTTATTGATAAATTTACGAGAGTTTTTATTAGTAGGGTCTTCTGCTTTTCTATTAGGGTCAAACGTAGGGTGTTCTTCTAATTCTAAAACAGCTTCAGTAACTACAGCTTCTTCAGTTAAAAGTTTACCTGCAGCTTTTCTCTTCTCATCTAGTTTAAGTAATTTATTCTTAAGTTTAGATTGATGCTCTAAGTTTCTAAGACGATCAGTTATCTTTCCGTATTGTTCGACAGTTAGATCTGATCCACGTTGTCTAACATCACTTAAACTTTCAGGGACTATTACACCTTCGCCTCTATCGGCAAGAGACTTAATATACTGTACATAGTTTTGTCTATTTGTTTCTTTCTTACTAACTGTAGGATCAAGATTAAATAATTCAAGAATGCTATCTACTTCTTTTATTAATCCTGACTTCTCTAAGTTTGCTCTAGTCTTCTTACTATTTAATTTTTTAATGAATCTCTTAGTATCGTTAATCTTCTTTCTAGCTCTTAAAGATTCTCTAGTTAATTCTGAATTAAGAACTGCTTTAGTTTTACTTATGAATGCCTGTTCAACTTCATTCTTTAAAATATGATTAAGATATTTCTTTTGAAGTATTCTTTCACCTGCATTGAATTGTTTTGGAGATACGTTACCAACTTTAGTTTTATTGATAATGTCTACTGCTTGCTTGTTCACATCACCTATTATCGGAGTAGCTATTTTAATACCTGTCTTGGTAGCTCCCCACTCTTGAGACTTCATAATCTCCATTTCTCTAATGTGAAGCTTACTAGTCTCATTAAATAATTCATCAAGTCTAGCATCTTTAGATTTATCTCTAGTTTCTTTAACTTGTTTTCTAACTTCAGAGATTTTCTTTTTACGAGCATCAGCTAATTCTTTAACTGTAGGAGCGTTTGCTAAATCTTTCAACATAGCCTGACCACTTTCGTAACCTGCCATTGCTGCTGACTCTTCAAGAGTTATACCGCCTTCTTTAAAAGCTCTACGACTTCTTAACTTCTTGTCCTTCATGTAAGCTTCTTTAAGGTCCAAGGGTAAAGAGTTTGGATCAATTGCTAAAGGTGAAAAGTCCTTTCTAGTTTCACCTTTAAACTTCTCAACTAATTCAAGACCTCTCTTATTGTCTCTAAGTTGTTGCTCCTTTAATATTTTATCATTAGCTCTAAGAACTTTATTCTCAATACGTTGTTCACGTTGATTGAACTCTTCAGTAATTTGCTCAGACACTTCAAATCTAGTTCTATACTGAGCGTCTTTATATCTTTCAAGTTGATCTTTAGGCATGATGCTTTCAATCGAAGGAGGTAGATCAAAATCCTCTACATAAGTTTCAATTGTATTTTCTTTGATAGCAGCTTCAACAGTATCGTTTAAACCTTTAAGAGTTAACTCTTGTTCAGGAGTCATTTTTTGATCAGCACCAAGAGACTCAAATAATGCTTGTCTCTCAGCTTCAATACCGTTTAATGTTTCTAAGAAGTTTCTCGACTCTAACGGATTAGGAGCTTCAGGATTCATTCTCATGTATTCAGATAGAGTAGGATTATCATCTACAAGGTCTAGGAACCTATGAGGATCTAAGCCAACACCTGAACTTGTCTGACCTTCTGTAGCACCTGTCACATCTAACTTTCTAAGATCTGCAGCTAGTTCAGGATTCTCAGCTTCAATAGTAGCTATATCATTCTCATTAAAGAATATCTTACCTTCATAGCCTGATTCATCGAACATATCTTTTCTAAGATCACTCATTTGTTCTGGTGATTTATTCTTAAGATTAGTTTGAATAGTTGTAGCTGAAACATTAGTGAAATCATTCTGAGACTTTAGAACTTTAATCGCTTCATTAACTTTCTTAGTCTTGAGTTGTCTAGTCTCTTCAACTTTAATATCTTTCTTAATATTACTGATAGCTTTAGGAGCTGCGATAATACTTGTACCACCTGAAATTAATCCACCGCCTACAGTACCTACAACAGCCGTCATCTTAAGACGTTCCTGAGTAGCTTTATCATTCATGATCTGATCTGTAGTAGCTGTAATAGCATTAAGGAATCCTGCCTCATCAGCAGTTCCTCTTGCATAATTTTCACCTAGTATCGAAGCTATCTCTGCACTTGTCTCTTCAGCTCCACTTACTACGCCAGTTTTAGCAGCGTTACCTAGAGCTGTCATTGCTACTTTCAGTTGAACATTCTTAACAGAATTAATAGCTAGTCTCTTAGGGTCAATAAGTTTAGTAAGTCCTGCAGTTAAAGTCTTACCTGTAAAATATTCTAAACTACCTGCCACTACACCTACGGCAGTTGATATGTTGTCGATAGTTTCTCTAGGTAAGTTTAAAGGTTCACCTGTCTTCTCATCTTTCATTCTTCTAAGATCGGCAAACGTTCCTACAGTAGTTTTTAAATATGCTTCCTTGGCAATCGCTACAGTTACAGCAGTACCAAGAGCAGGTATAGCTCCGACTCCACCTACAGCAGCACCTAATGCAGTAGTACCTGCGATAAGAGCTTTGTTATTAAATACACTTCTAGTCATATCCGTAACTAGTCCTGCAGCTTGACCTGATACTTTTTCAAATCCTTCAAGTTCAAAACTATCTATCTCTTTTTGTTGTTGAGAATAAAGCTTTTCTAAATAGTCGAAGTCTTCATCTTTTAGAGCTTTAGGATCAAGTCTATTTAAGTTTTCCATTTCAAAGATTTCTTCTTCTAGTTTGAATTTCTCAAATAGATTGTACTTGATAAACTTTGCTTGCTTACCGATCATCTCTAAAGTACCGACCTCATCTTTTACAAGGTTAGTATGTTGAGCTGATTTACTCATGTGGTTTTGTACTGATGTGCTAACTTGAGCAGGTACACGTTCTTGAATTTCAGCTTCAGGATTTAATTCTTTCTCCATCGACTTATATTCATCAGGGTGCATCTCATAACGTTCAGCTCTCTCAATAGTTTTAGCTGACTCTTCAGGAGTAGAAGGTTCAGCGTTTCTAATTAATTCTGCTGCGTTAACATCTGTATCTTCATGAGCAAAGTTTTCCATTATTTATTCTCTCTTACGTAGTTTAGGAAGTCAGGATCATTATCTCTAGGAGGTGTTGAAAGTCCTCTCTCTTTTTTATATCTTCTCTGCCATTCAAAAGTATCTTCACCTTCAAGAGGATTTCTTCTAGCTTTCTTGCTATTTGATTTTTTAGCAGGAACTTTAGACTTAAACCAGTTACCGAAACTAACTTTATCAAATATACTTTCCTTCTTTTTACTTTTAATGAAGTCATCAATATGTGAGTTAATTGTACCCATTGAAGGCTTGTCTCCAAGTTCAGCGTTATCTAAGTACTCAAGAAGTTCAACTTTAGCTTTCTTTAGTTTTAAGAAATCATCATCATCTAAGAACCCATCTACATTTTCAATCATTCCTGAAGCATACATTTTATCAGTCAGGAGAGATTTAGATCTATTGTAAATTTGAGAAGTTCTCTCAGCACCTTTCTTATCTGATGTTCTACTTAAGAACTTAGTACGGAATTTACTCTTATCACTTTTACTAAGTCCTACCATTGCTTCACTAAGTTGAGCAGAAGTCATCTTTTGTAGATCACCACCAAGGAAAATATCAGTCACACGATCTAATGCTTTGTCTTCACTAATCTTAGGACTTTTAAACTCCTCACGCAAGACTCTCATCTGGGTAGGATTTAAACTAGCTTTCTGAAGAATCATTTTAATTTCAGGATGATCCGTAATTGACTTTTCAGTATAAAGTTGACCTGAATCTCTAAGTTGATCAACTACCCCATGAACTCTCTCATAGTTCTTATTCTCACTATTCTTCTTGAGTGCTTTTAATTTTGTACTGTCGAGGTGCTTAATCTTAATAGCTTCACTTCTAGTCTCACTATCTTTTATACCTTCGATAAGTCTAACTTGTTCATCAGGAGTTTTACCTCTAATGTTTTGAAGAAATGTTCTAGCTTCATTTTCACTTTCATTAACTTTTAATCTCTTCTCAAACTTAGCTTTAGATTTAGCATCGATGTAAAGAGAATAATCGTCCATCATGTTTCTAGCTTCACCTGTCTTACCACTAGCAATTAAAACATCAACGGAGTTAACAACACCCTTATTCATTTCCGTATAAGTTTTAGCTTTAGCAGCATTTGAAAGTTTAACTCTAATCTCATTACCGTCAGCATCTTTGTAACGGTGATCACCTTTAGCATCATCTTCAATTTCTTCAGCCGTACCAGTTCTTATAGCATTCTTGGCAACTAAAGTTCTTATGTTATTGAGTCCTTCATTAAATTGAATCGTAGATGTTTTATCACCTTTCTCAATGTAACTTGCACTAACTGAAAGTTCTTGCTTATTAAGATCTAAATCTGATGTGAAAAGATTATGCTCGTAAACTTCTTTTTGAAATCCACGTTGCTTTAAAACTTTAATTCTATTTGAGTTTTGAGACTTAGCTAGATTAGCTGTCAATCCTTTTCTAACTCTTTCATTTATATCAGGCTTGTCACCTAGTACATTATCGAAGAATTCTTTTTCCTCAACATCATACTGAGCGTAAGCATCTGTAGGATCACCTTTATGATTCTTCAGCTCTTGAAGTTTCTGAACGTTCCATTCGGCATACTTTTGATTAGCTTCACTTGAAAGACTATCAATCTTACTATCTTCGTATGCTCTATTAATTTCAACCGCACGTTCACCAAGAGCAGAGATCTGTTTTCCTCGTTGAAGAATATTTGCAGATTGATCTTGAGCCTTAGCTTGAATTCTACGATTAGAAGGTAAGTCCTTAGATGGAGCAATTCTTTGTAGTCTAGGTATAGTAACCATCTTAAAAGTCCCCTGTTAGTGACTGATAACCTGTCACTTCATTATTTCTGAAATTGTCTAAGCCTTGATTCTGACCGCCTGAACTTCTCTTAGGTCCATAACCTGTGAAGTCTGCTTTAGATAAAGTACCTAGTGCACCGACAACACCTGAAGCTTGTATTGAAGAAGCTCTAGCCTCTTCAGCAGCAAGGTTAAGTCCTGCCTGAAGTCTGAAGTCTCTAGCTTGACGTTTGTAACCTAGAGCTTTTTCTTGAGCTTGCTTTTCAATTTCCATTCTATTAATTTCTGCCATGAATTTTGTTTCTTTACTAATTTCAGAAGCACTACCATAAGTAGCATCTACATCAGCTACTGCGAAGGCTACTCGTTGATCACCTAAAGTCTGATCTACTACAGCTTCATATCTAGCAACTGAACTCTCACCTTCTATGATTGCGTCGTGAGCATCAAGTTCAGCGAACTCTGCATTCCATTGAGCAACATCATTATTAAGTTCCGCTGTGTCTCTAGCATTCTGAGCTGCGAAGTAACTACTTGCTAATTGTACTGCAGCCATTGCTGCCATTGCATAAGCCATTATCTATTACTCCTGTTAAGTACTTCAACATCAGGGATAATTGAAAGTATTTGAAAGTGTACTGGATCAACTTGTCTAATAGAAACTTTCCCTTGAGATTCCCATGATCCTTTTAAAGGTAGCTCTACTCTTTCAGATTGAGCAGCTAAGAACCTGTTTCCTAAAATATCATTCCCTCTTGGTATTTTATACACATCGAAGTTCTGCATACCAAGAACTCCATTCCCATCAACTTCATTTTCAGCTTCTTCAGGGAACTCATTAGAAACGTAAAGTCCTCTACTCTCATGAACTCTAATGTAAAGTTTAGTACAATTTATAGATTCTATCATAGTAGGTTTCTGCTCAACCGTACTAATGTTTAGTGTTTTAATATCTGCAGTAATTGGTCTACCTACTACAACTATTGCGTGATTACCTACTTCTCCTGCCTTTGCTTCAGTAGGTGCAGGTAGGATCATTTGTCCTAACAGAACAGTAGTAGTTCCGTAATTTTCAATATCATTGTAAGGTGACTTTACAACATAACCATCACTCATAACTGATACCTGTTCATCTTCAAGATGATCAAGCCCTGTCACTTTATAAAAGCATTGATACATTCTAAAACCTGAAGCATCAGCTAAAGGATATTCAATACTAGGTACAACTGTAACTTCATCATCACTAGCTCTAGCTGTGACTGTAAGATCTACACTTGATCCATCTAATGCGAATACTCTAAAGACTCTACCTATATCTCCTGCTTCCTCATCAAGTGGCGGTCCACCTGTAATAAAGATTGCAGAAGTTCCACAAGTTAAAGTTAATTCTCCATCCCATGTGTCAGCTATAACAGGAGTCAACGTGAATACATCACTACCTGCTAAACTTTCATGTAATGGAATAGAATAAGTTTTAATAGCATCCATGAAAGCATGAGTTGAAAACTTATCATACTCAGGGTTAGCTACTACTGTTGCTGCAGGAGTATATCTAGGAATACTAACTTCAACTTGTCTAACGCCATTTTTATTAGTGACAAAGAAAGTTGAATCAGCAACACCTGTTTCGATAACTGCCTCAACTGGATATTCTGAATCGTGTCTTGTCCACGCTCTCATTTGATGTTCAAAGTGATAAGTAAACGTAGCCCATGTTCCATCAGAAAAAGTAACTATGATCATTGGAACGGCACCTGTTTGATACGCCCATGATGTAATTGTTCTTGATCTAAATAGATGATCACTGAAAATAGATTGATCTAAAGTTTGATAAGTTAAAATGTCTTGAGAGAAGATTAATTGCCTAACAGTATTGGTTGCAGCATCTACGAAAAAGACACCGCCTGGAACTGAAAGAGGAGGTATGTTTTCATCGATTACCCAACTACCTTTTTTCTCTAAAGCAATGTTGTCAATCGTAAGAGCACCTACTGAAACGAAAACTCCAACGTTAGTAAAAACAATTAGTCCATCGTTATCAACCATTCTTAATACTGAAGCTTTACCTGAAGTACCTGACTTAAACTTTAAAGCTGAATCAGAATCATAAGGAAAGTCACGGTAGAAATTATTCTGAAAACCAGAACGTGAAGCTAAGATTGCTTCTTCATCATCTACTATGTTAGCCATTAATAATCGTTGCTGATAAACAGTACCTGTCTTAGGTACAAGAGCTAAAGCTCCTATTCCACTTAGACCTGTCTTGGTAATTGTCTCTTGAAAACCATTCGTAAAATCTGCGCTACCTCCAAGATCCTCAAAAGCTGCACTAAGAGTTGCACCAACACTACTCATGTTACTACTTGATCCTATGAATCCGTAAGCTCCACCTGAGTTAGGTCTTCTGTAAACTCTTATTCCGCTGTACTCATCTAAGTCACCTGCGAAAGCTAATTCTATATCTACAGTAATAGTATTAGACTCACCTGCGGCTAATGGTTTTTTATAAGTTGTTCCTGTAATTTCTACACCTAAAGACTCTTCACCGTTTTTAACTTTACTAACAAGATAATCAACTGAATATCCAGTAGGTGCACCATTGGCTGTAATAGCCATATTAGTAGGAGCAAGAGGTAGTGCGAATACATCTGCTGAAGCTACGAATGCAGGAGTAGCATCGTCGTATAAAAACTTAAGTGCTGTCTGCCCTTCAACAAAAGCGTAAACATATTTTCCACTTGCTGTGAAGTGCATAGTTTGAACTTGAGCTTCGTTATATAAATGAGCAACTTCATTAACTAAGGCTCCTGTGAAGTCATAAGTTCTAACGTAAAGATTTCCCCATACCAAGAGGGCACTAGAATTTGGAGGAGAGAATAATTTGATCTGTTCATTAGCATTCTTTCCATCTACAAAATAAGATCTTGAGAATCGAGAAAGTAAACCACCTGTCTTAGAAACCATTACGTTTCTAGCAGTATGTAGACCTTTCTTAAACTTTTCTAAAGTTACATGGTCATGAAGAATAGGATCTAGCTCTCCTGAAGAGAAACTAAGTAATGGTTTTAAACTCACGAAATTCTCTCTTGTACCCACTCAGAGTGTTGAGCATCAGTACTGTAATTAAAGTTTTCTCTAGCATCAGTTTCTTGAGCTTCAAGTTTAGAAACTACATAAGCATCTCTAATTTCTTTTCTAAGAGTCTTTGCACCTTTACCCACAAGTAGAGGAGCTGATAGCTCGGCAAGTCTCTGAGCAACACACATGATCGTCATAGAGCTTAATGATTCGATGAGAATATCTTTAGGAATACATTCAGCAATAGCTTGAGCTTCGTTTGTGAAAATAACTTTGACACCATTACGAACGGTGACTCTCTTGGCAATGTGAGTAGATGGAATATCCATTACCGCAACTGATTCTATTCTTCTGAAAAAAGCACAGTTGGTAGGATATTTATAAGAGTAAGTCCATAGATGATCTGTAGGAAGTGTCTCAATAAGTTCTAATGTAATTGGTTCTGATGTTGAGTCTAAATCTAAATCTTGAAGAACGGATTCAAGAGCTATATCCCAGTGAGTGTTCAGTACTCGAACTTCTTCAGTATCATCTGTTAGATAATCTGCAACCTCACGGGAGAGTAGCAATATAGATAAACTTAAATTGTAAACTTGAACTCTTGTATAACTCATTTCACCCTCGCATTAAAAGGCGAGAGTTACTTCTTCGCCTTTTTATCTTTAAAGAATTGTATTCTTTTCTTTTCAGTTTCTTTGTCAGTACAAATCATCCACTCACCAAGATCATCAAAAGAAGCAACACTAAACGTTTGACCTTTTGGAATTCTTGTTTGTCCGTAGAATCCTTTTCTTGTAGCAACAACTTCAATTACCTGCTTCTTCAATGGTACAGGAACTATGCTGTTGTTGTCATCTTCAGGATTAATTACTTGAACTTTTTCTTCGTGAACAGGAGGAGCAAGTCCTTCTGAACTATCACTAGAAGAATCTAAAGGAGTCGGAATAGTTGAACTGTCTTCAGGTTTTTCTATTGTTGGCATATCCATAATATTTCCTATAGAAATAAGCCCTTCTTCACGTTAGATCCGAAGGGCTTAAATATTAATTATTAAACAGACGCTTTGTTTACTTTAACAAACGACTTGTACTGAGCAATTTCATCTTGAGGTACAAGATAAATATCTGCAGTAATAGTAGTTGTTCCAGTAGCAAGAGTAACTCTAGCACCTAGGTATTGCTTATCCATAGTTCCTTGAGGAAATGGAATCTCTAACTGATCTCCAAGAGTCATGTTAGCTGCAATAACTGTTACAGTGTTGAGTACTTCTACGTTAGACGTAAGAGCAGCATCATCAGCTTGGATCGCTTCAACTGTCATAGTTGAACCTGCACCTTGAGCAACTGTAGGTAAAAGTAGTAAAGCCATTCTACGCCCGATAGAAATATCTTGAGCAGCAGATTGCTTTTTGTACGAGTTAGTTGAAACGGTAGCTGCACCTGTGAAGGCTTGCTCAACGGACAACTGGTTTTCTAAATCAAATCTCATTATAGTAACCTCCGAATAAATTAAATAAAAATAAGCATAATCTTAAACTTAAAAGAAGGAGCCTTTCGGCTCCCTTTGATTAAGTTGTTACTCTAGCTTCACTGTTAACTAGTGCATCCATTCTTCTTACTGGATCACCAAGGAAAGTTAGAATTCTACGACCTTCAAAGTTCTCAAAGCTAAGACCACCACCGGCACCAACTTTAGTAAGAGCTTGTTTGTGAAGATGAGCCTCTACGGTTCTATTCACATACCATACACCTTTACCATTTTGAGGATTCTCAATAGTATAGTTAGCAGAAATCATAAGATCGATAAGATCCGCAGCACCTGCACCTGATACTAAATTTGAAACATCAATGTTAGCAATACGAGAAGCTTGTCTATAATCTTTAACAACAAGACCATGATCAGTTAAGAATTCTTCTTCATAACCCCATAGTGATCCGGCTGCACCGTTTACATCAAGAGCTTCAATCTTAATAACTTTCCCACCTTTTGAGTGATCATTTCTAGTAAGACCTGCAGTTGTACCTTTTGGGTAAACTCCAAAAATTGCTCTCTCTCCGTGATGAACTTTAAGAATTGAACAGTTATCAGATCCTGTACCACCGGCATCAACGATTTGATTACTTGTCTCTTCAGTAGTTGCAAGAGTTGAGTAAATATCAAATAGACCTGCAGTTTTACGGTTGGCTAGTGCCGGTGATCCGTAAATCATAAGATCAGCAAGTTCATTTGCATGAGCTTGTAAGTGACCTTGTGCTTGGTTCCATCTGTTGTAAGCAACACGATCCATACCACCACGTTCTGCAACGGCACGATCAACTTGAGACTTAGACTCAAAGTGAGTTGCTGTAAAACTTCTTTCTTCAATTGTACTTTTACTTGAAGGAATAGCTTGGTTAGCTTTTCTATAATAAACTTCAGGAAGTGCTGAACGAATATCTTCTTTATGGATAGTTCCTTCATTCATTTCTGTGTACATCATATCTTCAAGCATAGCATTTTCGTTCATAAGAACTTCGGCTACTCCACCGATAACTTTGTTTTTACTTTTAGCTACATCAGCTAGAGTTAAAAATTGTGATCCTTTTGCTGTCATATTTTCCTCCGAGAAAAATTAACTATACATTTCATCCAGTAAACTTACCTCTTCCTTTTTTACAGCAGGAGGTTCACCCGTGGGAAGTTTTGTTGTCGGATTTAAAACCTTATCCAACTTCAAAAAATCCCTCATGATATAAGGAGGCAACATTGTACCTCGCTCTGTCAAGATCTTTTTAGTATCAGGCATATATTTATCTAATACCTTGTTAACTCGGTCAACATTTTTATCAAAGTTTTCACCACCAAATTCAGGATCACCTTGTAATTCGCCTTTCCAAGCCTTTCTTTGCTCTTTAATCGCATTCTCTCTCTGAGTTACCAAGGAAGCATCATCTGCTTTCGCAAGCTTGACATAGGCTTCAACTTGAACATCAGTAAGTCCATTCTCTTCAGCGAACTTAGAAACTGCATCTTTATTAACCGACTCAGGTAGTCCTTCAATATGTTTTTTAATATTCGCTTGAACTAATTCAGCGGCTTTTTCTTCGTCTGTTTTATTTTCTTCGTCTTCCTTTTCTTTAGCAAGTTCTTCGGCAGTTTTTTCTGCAGGTTTATCTTCAGGTTTTTCAACTTCGTCTTCTTTCCCATAGCCTGTGCTGTCTTCTTCGCTAGGTAGTTCTTCAGTAGGTTTAGGTTTTTCTTCATCAGGTTTTACCTCTTCTACTGCAGGAGTAACGTCTTCAGGAGTTGTATAACCTAAGTCATCAACTTCACCTGCTTTAGGTTCAACTGGTGTTTCTACAGAAGGTGTTGTATCAGGCGTTGGAGTTGGGGTCGGCATAGCCGGTTTCGATTCTGTGCTCTGCGAGTTTGTGCTCATATCTTTCTCTCTCTAGTTTCGATAATATGGAACCTGCTATTTCTGCGTCAGCTTCACATACGAGTTTATAAATGGAGTTACCTGCTCTTAAAAATCCTAGGTACTCATACAAATCTTTATCTTCTAATCCTCGGTCAGGGAGATTCGCAACTTCAAAGTTTTTAAATAAATATCTAAAAAGCTTTTCCCCTTCCTTGGTTTTTACAACTGAGGCGATAGCCAAGAGAGCATCACGATGTTCGATACTCTCCTGTCTTTCTTTCTCTTCGTAATATTTAGTTGCTGCTACTGAGTCCATTATTCGTGAACTGAGTACCTACAGTACCCTCTAAGTTTACCTGCAGAAATAGCTGCTCCACCGATAACGAAACTAATGTCACAAGAAGCTGCAATATCATCAACCATAGTAGCTGCTGTACCTGTAATTGCTGAAGCTAAGAATGCACCTGCTGCAACACCTGATTGATCGGCTGCACTTAAAATATTGTTAGCATCTTCACACTGAACCGCTAGAGTCCCTGCACCTGCATCAACAATTTGAGTTTCAATACGAAACCAACATTTTTCAATAACAGCTTTAGCAGGAAGACTAACACCTGAAGCGATAGTACTAACAGCTCCACCATCAACAGCAAAATCGTAATCGAAAATTGCAAGACGACCAATGTTTAGACCTTCATCTTGAGCTGTAACATCAGACTCAATTAAAGCACCACTTGCATCAGCGGTCATAGTGAAATCACCATTACCAGTACGAGTACAAGTTAGACCTGTAGAACAATCAATCTTATTAAAAACCTTAAGACTTGTTCCATCTTGTTTCCCTTCAAATCCTGCTACTGCAGAAAGTGATAATAATGTAAAAAATACTGCTACTAAAAACTTCATTATAACCTCCGAGTTATATTAATTATTCTTGTAATGCCGAAGCATCTTTTGCTGCTTTTGCTACTGCAGGTAGCGTTTGCTCAAGAGCTTGCGTTCTCTTCGCATCTGCTTGAGCTTGTTCTCTCATAGCGTCTACTTTACTTTGAGGATTATTTAATCCTGATGGTAAATATAAACGGTCTTCATAAATGTCTGCAAGTTTATCAGTATTGATCTTATCTAAAATTCTAGGATCAATCTGAGCAACGTTACCGATCATGGCAGCAAATCTATCTACTGCAGGTAAGTCTGCCGAACGTTGAGCTTGTGCGAAGATAGAAATAAATTCAGGACGTAAAGCCTGACCTTGCATTGATTCCGGTGGTGGTCTTAGATATGGATCTTCAAAAAGAACATAATCCATTACCCACTCAATCACAGGAACGTTATAAGTAAAATTCAAAGACTGTAAATTAGGTCCGATAATCCTTTGTTGTTCTTCAACAATGGCTGCAGTTTCCGTAGCTGTACGAGTCTTAGGATTTTTAGAAAGGTATAAAAGAAAGTCAGCATAATAAAGTTTATCTACTTGCTGTCTTAGATCACCAACATCTTGAATCACTGCACCGATGGCAGGACTGATTTGAAATACTGATTCAAGCTTCTGCTTATTCCCAACTGATCTAGCATCAAGAGGAATAAAAGTGTTAGGAGCATTGCTGATATAACTTTTTCTTAAGCTTGCCGGTCCCTGTAAAGTAGGTCTAAGCATTTGCTCAAGAGCTTGATCTTTACCAATGGCTTTCTTATTCAAAGATTTAATACAACCAAGAGCATCTATAGTTGGACCTTTTTCTCCGTACTCGAAAGAGTCTGTAGACTTCCCTACAACAAACGGCTTTCTCTTGGTAGTGAATCTCTTTAAGAAAACATCATCGTCTAAACGAATCGAGTCTCCCATTAAGATGTTACCTGAGTTAGATCCTCTTGCAGAAGATCCTGTCTCGTAAGTAAGTTCTAACCATTTTCTATTTTCAATATTGTCAGGATCTTGAATATCGTAATCAGGATTCTCTTTGATGATATGGACAACATCTATTTGCTGAGTATAGTTTCCATCTTCATAAGACTTCTTAACTCCATCAGAAATGTTAGACCAATCAATGCTACCACTAGCATTTTTTTGTCCGTAAGCATCCACTAGAGATTTTACGTTCATTGAAAATTCTCTAGTAAGCACTACAGCTTCACCGTAAGAATTATTAATTACGAAGTAAGAGCCGGGCATAAGAGTATGAACGAAGAATCCATTTTCTAAAACTTCAAAGTAATGAGCACCTGTATTCACAACTCCATAGTCATAATAAAAATTACCGGCAGCATGATAAAAGTTAGAGGTAGATAAATAATTCATCACTCTACTTGTAAAATGTTGTAGCCACTCTTTATTTTCAAAGCTGTCATCTCTCTCAGAATCTCTAGTTCCTATACGTGCCCAAGGACGAGACGAAGAAGTGTTACCTTCTAAGAATCCTGCCACGAAAGAACGAAGTGCTAAGATGTGAGTAGGGTCAACTATATGTTGATTCTTTCTTTCACCTTGAGTCTGACTTAAGATCCATGATGAACGATGAGGTAAACCCCAACGTAAAAGATCACACCAATCTCTACGGACTAAATCAAAAGTCTGTTTAGATTGTTGTCTTAAAAATTCACATGATTGTTTTGTATTTATTGTCATAGACCTAGAAAGTCTGATTCATCATTGCCTAAACTAGAAAACCTAGATTGCCCTTTAGATGAACCTGAGACTCCTCCCCTTGCCGAAGCTGCGGAACGTGATTTCTGTAATTCGTTAGCTGCAGATTGAGCTACGTTATCTGCTCGTTGTTTATCTGATGCTGCTTTTTCTTCTTCAAATCTTTTTCTAGCATCTGCATTTGCTTCTTCTGCTGCTGCTGCACCTGTGATCTCTTTAAAGGTATCCACACCTACTTCACCAGTAACACCTACTCCAAGTCCACCTTCGTCACTTTTGAAACCTATAGCACCGCCTGTAAAAGCTTGAGCAACAATATCTAATGTACTTTCAAAAAAACTATTACCACCACCTGTGCTCACTTAAACCTCCAAACGGTACAACGTCTCCACCTCTTTAAAACCTAGCCGATTTAATGTCTCAGGTTTTATGTTGGTTTGACTTGTCAACATAGTGTTTATATGATCAGCTTCACTTTTTCCTATGTCAATAAATTTCTTAAATAGGTGGTATGCCGCCCTTCCTGAGTCAGGTTTAACGAAAAACGATTGTTGTTGCAATATCTTAACATTTGTGTCAAAGATACTCGGAGTCATAAAGGCTATCATCCATCCTCTAATTTCACCTTCTCTTTTAACTACCAAGAATAAACCTTTTCTAGTCATCAGTTCTAAGTCGCATCTTTTGAAATTGAATTTACTTCCGAATCTTTTATTAAGTTCTGGAGCTTCAGCCATTATGAAATCACACAGCTCTCTAGTGGGGGTATTATATCTTTCAATCGTATAAGCTATCATCATACTCTCCATAAACATCTGAAGGATCAGGAGTAGGCATTCTGAAACTTTCTTCACCAACTGCGAATGCGGTTCCGTCAGCACCTACTTCATTTTGTGGAAGTCTATCAATAATATCGTGAGCAAAAAGTAATACGGCACCATCGGCAATATCAGGAGACTTACCAACCCGATCTTTAATGTCCATCTTAGGTTCAGCAATTTTCTTATGAGTAACTTTATGACGAGTCCCCTTGGTCCAACATAATTGTTTTTTAATATCTTCAACCCATGCTTCATCTCTACTATCTAAAATACCGCCTTCAAATAAATCTCTTTGAAGATGATAATACATCATGGCTCTAATGTTTGCGTACTCAGACTCTTTAGGATCTGGTTGATCTGTTGGAGAGTTGGCAAACGAAACTAAAACCCAGTGATACTTCTGAGCGTTCATAGCAAGAGTATAAATTGCAGTACCTTCACCTTGATCTATGTTAACTGCATCTGCACCTAGCTTTCTTTCCCAGTAACATAATTTATTATAACTGACTTGGTGAGTTTCGTTATTCGCTTTATTAAGTTTGTATCTTTCTAATAAACATTTGTACGGACCTTGCCTGTACCAAATCGTACACTCATCTCCACCTGTCCATGCAGGGTCAATAGAAAGAATGATAGGAAAGTTTGCAACACTTGCTTTATCGAAGTTGTGTCGTCTCGCTAGTGCCGCTTCTACGGCTTCCAATTTAATAATCGAATCCTTAGCTGACTTTCTTGGTAATCCTCTTACACGCACTCTGAAGTCGTCAGAGTTCTCATCACCACCACAATCAATTAACCATGCTTCAATTTGTTTCGGGTCAATATGTTTTAACTCTCTTGTATCAATTCTTCTTGAATGCCAAATCGGAGAAGTCATGTTCTGTTCAAATTTACTTTCAGGATCATCACTGTTCCCAAAAGCTAAATGAAGTTTAATAGTTTCTGTTTCAGTAAAAGCACCTGAAGAATACTGCCATATTTTTGCAGGAATTCCTGGCGCTTCTTCAAAGATATACATACAAGCTCCACCTTTATTGTGAAGTCCTGATACTGCAGAAGGGTTTTGCTCATTCCAAGTAAACCTATCTATTTTCCAAACGTTTGCAAGCTTAGGATTCTTAGCTTTAATAGTTGTTCCAAACTTTTCAAAGAAGTGATCAACGTATCTAGCTCTGTTAAACCATAAATCATACTCCGGCCAAATTATTTGAGAGAGCTGCGGATCAGTGTTGGCAGTTACTCTTGCTTTTAATCGTTGAGTATATAAAAGCATTATCGCAACCATTGCACCGAATGCAGTTTTCGCAGCACCGTTACCTGAAGAAATAATTAATCGATAAGTCTCGTAACGAGTTTTAGGATCTGCTAAATGATCAGAGAGTTTTTGTAACTCTTCCATTTGCCACTTGTAAGGAGCCATGTGTTCAAGGTCAGTTCCCTCTTCACCGAATGGAAATATTAAATAGATTAACTTACAGTAGTCGTATCTATTTTCGTCAATCATCTTTTTAAATATTGCAGCTTCTTCTACGTTTACGTTACTCATACTTTACCTTTTGCTTCTCACCACGTTTTATATTTCTCTTTTCTTTCTTATTAGGTTTACAGATTTCACATCTATAAGGTCCAACGTCACAATAACATTTAGCTCTTTTCTTATATGATTTCATTATACGGGAGGTGGCATTGGTGGAGGGATGGGAACACTTAACGGTGCAGGGGTCTTTATAACATTCGCCGTACTACCTATTAAGTGTCCCCAAATTATAATTAATCTTTCTTCAATCAATTCTAAACTGTTTCCGCTGATATAATCTTCTTTACCTTGGGGAGTCATCACTTTTAAATTATAGAAGTCTTTATCACCGTGAGACTGAAGACAGAAATGAATTTTATTAATTGTTAGTTTATCGAGTATTAGAAATAGTTTTCTCATTACAGATAACCACGTTCTTCTAATAACTCTTCTACTTCTATCCAATCAACCATGAGTCTTCCGCTTGCAGCTACAGTTGCAGGAATACCAAGAGCTGCATCATCAATATATAAATTGCAAAAGATCTTAGGAGAGTCAGTCCAATGCTTCTGAGTTTTATTCTCATTAACACCGTAAAGAACAATTCCCTCACCTTCCATATAATCAACTGCCTCTTGGAGTCTATTACCTTTCTCAGTATCACTTCTCATTGTGTAGAGAATAATCTTATGACCGGCTTTCATTAATTTGTGAACTACCTCTACTGCATAATCTAATGGCTCACCTAGCTCAGGGTATTTATGTGTAACCATCGTTCCGTCAAAGTCGATACCTATAAACATACTTTTCATTTCTTCTCCCCTGAAGGATAAATCATACCGTCTTTAATTAATTGATAACCACATTTACATTTGAAGTCTTCTTCAGGTACATGATCAAAAGTATGAACCTCTTTACAGTCTTTACCTCTACAGCCAATGTTGAAATCTATTTTAATCTTCGTCATACAACTATTCCTATTGCTCTAAAAATCACATACCATAAGACGCAACTACCGCCTATGAAGATACCGAATACTATTAGCCAGAACATAGCCTCATAGAAAAGATTATCTTCTTTAACAGGCTGTCCGTACTTATTATATTTTATTTTCTTAAGATCATGCATTATACAGCTAACCTTCGAGCAAGTCTCTCTTCACTTGTCTCACTTTCCATTCGTCTATCATTTAAGAATTTATTTATGAAGTCAACGTACTCTTGGTTAGTACAATGTCTATCAAGCTCTTTAAAGAATTCTGTCTTAGCTTTTCTAAAATCTTTCTGAAGAGATCTTAAAGCTGCCTTAAGAGTTTTAGTTTTACCGTTACGGTTAATCTCTCTATCAAACTTAGCTGCGGTTAAGACTACTTGACTAATTGGATAACCTTGACAAACTATACTGGCATTAACATTTAAAACTACACATTGTGCTATTCGACTCATCTCTTTCTCCTGAATACGTCGTCTATGTCTGCTTCTTTTTCTTCGTTCTTATAATCGTAATATTTTATAATGTCACCAAGACGAGAAATGTACCATCTCTTCTTTTTATTCCTACCGATGAAAATAATATTACCTTCACTTAAAGTGTCTAAATATTCTACGGTAGCTTTCTCGTATAAGTAAAGTGTCATACCTTCTCAAATTGTGTAACATCAAACCACTCGTCACACGTTTTACAATAAATCAAGTCTCCCCTGACGTTACCATCAGTGACCACCTCTCCGCAACCACTCGTAAGCATCCGTTTATTCCAATACCGTTTAGATCCGTCAGGCATTGTCTCTACTTGATAGTCTAATAATTTACGCTTCTTAGTTGCCACTACAGGCTCGGTAGGGTAAGTCGGTCGAATCCCTTTATGTAATATTTTACTCATCACTATCATCCTTAATAGGTGTTACATCAAAAGTGTTAGGGGTACTAAAGTCCTCAATGGCTGCATCAGCTCTCTTAGCCGAAGCAAGTAAAATACCTGCCATATCTTTTGTAAGTCCATGTTCAACTTTAGTAGTATTTTTAAACATCTCTTTTTCTTTACCTGCAAGTTCAATCCCTTTCATCTTATCCCAAAATTCAACCTTTATAACTTTACCAATTATTATTTTCTTATCGAGTCCATTTATGTCTGTCTCCTGACTCCACAAATTTTGAACCTCTAGTTTTTTAATACACCGACGAGCTTCAGCAGGTATGTCATGTAAACTCTCTTTATAAGTTCCGTCAGGATTCATTAGTTCAATAGGATCAAACTCTGCTATCTCCTTGGCTCTCTCAAAAATCTCAGCAGCATCAAAACCATATTTAGTAGCACTAAGTCCGATTAGCTTCGTAATACAATTCGCAACATCTTTTCTATGTCTTATTGAATAGCCAAGAGAATGATGTGCTCCTGACTCTGCACAAGCTTGCTTAATACTTTTGCATCTAATGAAGGAATTTATAAATGCTATTACAGTTGGATCATTACGGTGCTTAGGTTTTAAAGTGCTATCTAAAACAAAGTCTGCTTCATTGATTGTTAACTCTCCACTAGGAGGTGGTACTGGCATCGTCATAATAATTTGTCCCGTGATTTCAAAAAAAATATATTTTACATCTCTATATAAGAATAAATAATATGGAGAGTCCCTGTCAAATTACGTTACATATTATAAATAGATTCTTTAAAGCTACGGTGCATAGACGTATGAACATTGTTCACTATTAAGAAAGATCGTTAAAATTGGCGTACGATTCAGATGCGAGCCTTACACACATCCTCAGCATCTAATTCTTTGACCCACCCCCTCCACTTTTAAAACTCTCTATCTAAATTTAACAATGTTCACCATCAGTCTAACCATCTCTCTAACTACCTGTAATCTTATACACACCCTTGAATGCTTAATGATTTCAACAACTTAAGCAAGGCTCTCACGTCCCTTCTAAGCCCTCCTAACAGATAAGCCATACCTATACATACCTTGAATGGTCCTTATCTATGAACATTGTATCTATAACCTATTGATATGGTGAACATTGTACC